GTTTTTATACGACTTACAAGTATGAAGGCGCAAGAAATACTTAGTAAAATCAAAGAAGTTGTAGGTATTGAACTATCTGAAGAGGTATCTGTACAACTAGAAGAAGTCAAATTAGAAAACGGTACTGTATTAGTTGCAGAAAAGTTCGAGTCTGGACAATCCGTATTTATCAAATCAGAAGATGACGAAAATATTGCTTTACCTATTGGTGAATATGATATGGAAGATGGCAGAAAATTAATGGTTAAAGAAGAAGGCCTTATTGATGCTATAGGAGAAGTAGAAGTTGAAGAAGAAGTAGAAGCTTCTGAAGAAACTGCAACTGATCAAGAAAAAGTTGAAGAAACAGAATTAGAAGAAAAAGAAGTAGAGATGGAATATGTTACTAAAGAAGAATTTTCTAAAGCTGTAGAAGAAATTAAAGGCATGATTGAAAATATGTCTAAAGAAGAAATGAAAGAAGAAATTGTAGAAGATGTAAAAGAAGAATTATCTGCTGAAGTTGCTGAACCAGTTGTTCACAATCCAGAAGCTAAATCTGAAACTAAATCTTTTTTCAATAAGAGTTACCCTAACACTTTGCAGAATAGAATTTACGAAAAACTTAATTCATAATAATAAATAAAAACAAAAAACAATGGCAACAAGTTTAACGACAACATACGCTGGAGAGTTTAAGGACAAAATGATTGCGGCCGCTCTTTTAAGCGGAAGAACACTAGCTAATGGAGGGTTAACAGTATACCCTAACGTAGCTTATAAAGAAGTAATAAGAAGAATTGCTTTAGGGAATGATTTAATGGTAGCTGGTAGCTGTGATTACACAGATGCAGGAACAGTAACTATTGATGAAGCTATCCTAGAAGTAAAAGAATTTCAAGTTAACAAAACTGAGTGTAAGCAAACATTCCAACAAGATTGGATTTCTGCACAAATGGGTTATTCAATGAACAATCAAGTTCTACCTAAAAGTTATGCAGATTTTATTTCACAACAATATATAGCTAAAATAGCTGCAAACATTGAAACAATGATTTGGGCTGGTTCTGCTGGAGCAAATGCTTTTGATGGTTTTACAACTACTTGGGCTGCTGCTGCTTCTTCACTTGCTGGAGGTGCTGTTGTAACTGGTACTACTGTAACTGCTGCTAACGTTGTAGACGAGCTAGGAAAAGTTGTAGACAATGTAAGTGCTAATACTCCTTCACTTTTAGATAAGGAAGATTTTATGCTGTTTGTTTCTAACCACGTATATCAAATGTATATCAGATCACTTGGTGGTTTTGGTGCTTTAGGTCATGCTGGATATGAAAACAAAGGACATAATCAAGATTTAGGAGAAGCTTTATTATTTGATGGAATCAAAATATTTAGAGCTCCTGGTTTACCAAGCAACGACATAGTAGCTGCACAAAAATCAAATTTATTCTTTGGTTGTGGTATCGAGGGTGATTTATCAGAAATTAAATTAATTGATACTGCTGATACTTTAGGAGACCAAAACGTAAGATTTATCTCAAGATTCAAAGTTGGTATTCAGACTGGATTCTTAGGAGAAGTTACTTACTATACCTAATTAATTAACAATAATGGGGGGTTGTAATACTCCCCTTTTTAAAACTAAAAACAAATGAGTTGTGATTTATCTAGTGGACGTTTAATCCCATGCCGCGATTCTGTCGGATCAATAACAGAAATTTATTTTTGTGATTTTGGAGATTTGGGTGCTATTACACTTACAAATGACGAAATTACAGACATGGCTGGAACATTTTCAGCATTCAAATATGATGTAAAAGGAGCAAACAGTCTTGAGCAAGCTATTACAGCAAGTTCTGAAAATGGTACTGTCTTTTTTGAACAAACTTTGACTTTAAACTTACCAAAACTTACTAAAGAAGATATGGTACAGGTAAAATTAATGGCTTACGGTAGACCCCATTGTGTTGTAGTTGACAATAACGGAAATGCGTTTTTAGCTGGAAAAGACCACGGTCTTAGTGTATCTGGCGGTAGTATAACTACGGGAGCAAATTTTGGAGATATGAGCGGAATAAGTTCTTTAACTCTTACAGGCAGTGAAAAATTACCATCCAATTTTATAGCTGGAGCTGTTGCAGGCAATCCATTTGCAGGAATGTCTAGTGCTACTGCAACTGTAGTTGTAGGAACAAACAGTTAAGATGTTTAGTGGGTATTGTATGTAAAGTACATATAGTACAGGGTGC